CTCCGCCGCCTCCGCCGCCCACGCCTCCGCCGCCCTCGCCGCCGTCGCCGCCCTTGCCGCCCACGCCGCCCACGCCGCCCACGCCGCCGCATCCGCCGCGTCAACGCTACGCTTGTCGATCATGCGCTGCCACTCCGGTCCGAATCCGCGATCATCTGCGAGCGGCTGCACGGCAGGCAAGACAGTTCCCCACATCCAATCAAGGATGAGGGCTAATCGCTGCCGCTCATGATCCCGCCCCGTCCCGGCAGCGAGGGGCAACAATGCCTTCCACTTCCGCGAGTTTCGCATCTCGGCGGGCATGAAGTCCTGTGTCACGATGATCCATTCGCCGATGACTTCGGACATGCATGCGGGGATTTCGTCGGTCAATTTGCCCGACAGGGCTAAGTTGATCGCGGCGATAGAGCATGCATTGTGTTCGTCACCCAGGCCCACGGGCAAAGTCATCCCTGCCAATTTTTCCGCAATTGCGGCCCTCTGTTCTTCGTCAATCGTCATCATTTTGCATCTCCAAGAATTCATCGATTGTCATCTCGGCCTCGTCGGCAGCGTCACTAACGACGTCCAACCAGCCGTCATAAGACAGCGGATCACGCACCCGCCGTCGGTACTGCTCATAGTGAGTTTCGCGATGCCGTTTCATTTCGCATCCCTCTCTTTTAAACTTTCTGCGATGTGTGTACGAACGCGTAACGCTTCCTCGTAAGTTTTAAAAACGGCAATGTTCTTCCAACCGCCGCCCGCCCATCGGTCCAAGAAAAACTCTTGACCCACCTGCTCGATCTGCATGTTGGCATCGTCCGCTTCACTGTAGTGGCCGCCGCGCGGTCCGGGTGCGAACTTGTTCATTCCGACACCTCGCATTCCGCGTCCTCGTCATCCTCGAAGTGACCCATGAGTTCATCCCAGTTGATTTCGTCAGTGCAGAGAAAAGCGCGCATGAAGTCGGGCATGGAGTCCTCGGCTTCTTCGATCACCTCGCGTGCCGATTCAACATCGGCACGGGATTCCAGGCAAAACCACGTGTACACTAACCACGTGGCGTAATTGGTCCACCCATTGTAAGTACGATCGTCCATTGTTCACTCTCCATTGGTTAATTGATGCGCGAGTCACGCATCCCACTAGACCCTGCGACAGGATCTAGTAGGCTACGGAAACTCAGACCTTCAGCGCCCAGGCAGGCAGGGGCAGGAACTCGCGGTCACAACGAGTCATCGGCATGATGATTCCGATGGCTTGGCAGTCGCTAGTGACCCTCGCCCCTTTCTGACCGTTATGGTAAATCGTGGGGAACGGAGCGTCCAAAAGATCGAATGCCTTGCCCATCCTGCCGACAAGTTCGCAGTTGAACTGCGCTATCTCGCCAGATGCCTGCGCAGGCATGACCGAGCGCCAATCGGGGAACTTTCCATCAACTGGCGTGAACGGGAGAACGCCATCTTTCCTAGATACTTTGATTACTCCACCCTCGATGGTGATGGTGCATTCCTTGCCCTTGATCATCTCGGCATGGGCGCGGTCAAGGATGTACTGCCCGATGGGCATCGGTTCGATGGGAACCACGGGGACGGCAAGAAGGATCGTCCCATCGGTCGCAACCAGGGTGACATCCGACTCGCGGACGTCGATGCAGATGCCGTTGAGGTAGTAGCGCACGTCGCCCTTAGCGGCGACAGTGAGCAGAGCCTTGATGGTGGTTGTGGGAATCGTGATCATTTTGGTTCTCTCTCAAAACGGTGCCGGTCTGACCGGCGGTGGAATCAGGATCCAGCGAGTGCCGGATCCGCTCGGCACTCGATGGAAGGGCCAGCTTGTTGGCGCGGGGATCGGGGTCACGCGTACTCCGGCAAATAGGACCGCGCATCAATCCAGCGACCATCTTCCCATGACGACAAAGGCGCACCATTCTCACTGCGCACGATGAGAACCGTTCCCTTGAACATTCGAGAACGCGAAGCGTAACGCTTCGCTGCCGTGAGACTCGATGCATTGATGACGACATGGGCCAATCGACCGCGATGTGATTGTGCATTCTGTACTTCAGTGATTCGATATTGCATGGTTCTTCTCTCCAGTTAGTGGGTTGATTGATGCGAGGATCGCGCATCCGGCAGCATGCTCACGAGGAGCATGCTGCGAGATGGGGAGACCCTAACGCGCAAGTTTTATATCGATGACTCGTTTTTTCGTTCCATGCGCCGGAAACCCGACGATGAAGGCACGCTCACGTTGACATATCTGGCATGTCGCGCACGAGACATCGTCGCGAATGGTAGCCGGACAGACAATCACTGCCCGGCCTGCTGGCGTGAATGTGTTTTTCGTTTGCGTACTCGGTAGCACGCAAACCACAGGACCGGCGCCGCTAGCCGCGAGAGTGTCGGCATCCTCTAGACTGTTCGCGCTCAGATTGATCCTGAATCCCCATTCGTTTGCGTGACGGATCCATCGCAGGGATTCCGCGTCCCGATAGTGGGAATAAGTGAATCCACGCCTGCCGAGATTCGCGTGGACAATCTGACCCAGCGCGACAGGGTCAACAGTGTGACCGTTGCCAGGTAGATCACCAGCTTGATTGTGGCGCCACAGTTGACCATCCGGGAGAGATGAGATGGCATGGCAGAAGGTTCCGATGTCCGTTCCACGGGAACCAGTGGATACCGCAGACCAATGAATCGCGAGAGGACCGGTATCGGCGTAGCATTCACTGCGCATGCCACAATCCACGGGACACGTGGCTTTGCTCGATGTAGAGACCGGAATCGGTCCAGTTTTCTGATTGGACGATTTCGGGGTTAGATGATAGGTGGTCATGATTGTGATCACCCAAAGATAATCACTAGGGCCGCTTCGCATGACCACCCACGGCGCTTGAGATAATACGCTGCGACTCGGTGACCCAAACTCTTGGCGATTGATCTTGCGCGTCTGATTTCGCGGCTTTTGTCTCTCTTTTGTTCCATGATGTTCTCTCCGTTAGTGGTTCGATGGTGACGTTCCATCCTGATGCGCACTCATGACGAGTGCGCATCGGGCTGGAAGATCAGATGCCGTAGGTCGCAATGCTCACGGCTGAGTTCCAGGTAAGGCGGAACCTCGGGGCATTCTCGCCCTGTCGGACGAGAACTTCAATTTCGTTCTGAGGGTACATCGGATGGTCGAACAGATCGGAAATTGCTTCGTCGATCGCGCCGATGATGGATTCACTTTCACCATATCCGATTTCGCAGTCCTGCCACATCGCTGTTGCCTGAATCATGTTTGCCTCTCTCTGTTGGTGCCGATGCGACGCGCATCGGCATGGATAGAATCATACGCTCCGCGTTTTCATGCGTCAAGCACTTTTTGACGCCATGCGTTAAAAAGATGGACGATGCAATGCGTTAGTTTGCATCTCTGCATCACTGCACCAGAAATGGGGGGAGTCGAAAGAAAAAACGCATTGCATATATAGTATTTTCTGTGTCTCCCTGCAAAGGCACAGAGATGCAGACATCGTCTAAATACGCTCAGCGTGAGCATTTTCGTCCGCATCGCGTGATTCCGGCCGCAGCGCGTGATTCCTGGTGCGCGATGCGTTTTCCCTGGTGACGCATGGCGCATTGACGCATGGCGTAAAACTACCCTAAACGCATGGCGTCAATACGCTCCGCGCATTCCTGGACGCATGGCGCATGAACGCAGCGCTGCGTCATGACGCATGGCGCATTGACGCATGGCGCTAGCTGACCCACTGGCGCGAGTGCGTGGGTGCCGTGTGGCGGATGGGTGGGGCGGGTGGCGCTGGTGGCGCTGGTGGCGGATGCGGCCGCGTCTCGGAATCGAGGGCCCGGGTAGGGCCGACGCGGCGGAGTGTTGGCACGGGAGGCCCCACAAATCCCAAAATTTTTTTTCAATTTGCAAACGCATCGCGTATCCTCTCCCTCCCCGATTCCGTCATTCCCCAATCCCCCTCCCCATTCTTCTCCCCTCGTGATACCATGAAACCGTGGAACACTGCGCCAACACGATGGACCTACCCCATTGGCTCGTAAGCACTTCGAACGCTCCTCCTGTCTCCACCCCCGTACCCACTTCGCCCGACGCTCGTCGGCAGAACACTCGGGAGGTGATGGAGGCGACATTCGAGGGCATGTTCGAGCGCGCCCTCTCGCACATCATTCAGGGCGGCTCGCTTAAGTCGTTTGTCAACGAAGACAGCCGCATCGTCGAATACGAGGCGTTCTGGCGCTGGGTCAGGCGCAACCCTGACCGTTACGAGCGGTTCAAAGAGGCGCAAGAGATGCGCACGGAGTTGCTGGCCGCTGAACTCATCGAGATCGCCGATGGGATCAACTCCATCGACCCGACGTCCAGCGACAGCGTCAGTCGTGACAAGTTGCGCATCGACACGCGCTGGCGGATCATGTCGGCGCACAATCGACTGCGCTACGGTGAGAACAAGTCGAGCGAGATGGCGGTGTCGATCAGTGTCAGCGGGGCGCTCCAGCAGGCCGAGAGTCGGGTATTGACCCTGAGACCAGCGACAATCGACCACAACACGGGTCGGGCAGTCGATGATGATGGCGCCACGGACTGATGCAGAAGCCCGTCTATTCGGCGCAGGATGAGCAGGAGTTGATGGCGCGCCTGTGGTCGCCGATGCTGGCCAACGACCCCGAGGCGTTCGTCCTGTTCGTGTTCCCGTGGGGTCAGAAGGGCACACCACTCGAGAAGTTCTCAGGCCCACGGGTGTGGCAGCGCACGGTGCTGCGCGACCTCGCACGGCACATAAGCGCCAACACGGCCCCGGAGGCGGTGCTCCAGGCGCTGCGGGAGGCTGTGGCATCGGGTCGGGGGATCGGCAAGAGCGCGCTGGTAAGCTGGCTCATCCTGTGGATGCTCTCGACCAAGATCGGCTCGTCCGTCATCGTGAGCGCCAACAGTGAGAACCAGTTGCGCAAGGTGACCTGGGGTGAGTTGACCAAGTGGGCGGCGATGTCGATCAACTCGCATTGGTGGGAGGTGAGTGCGACCAACCTCGCACCGGCGGCGTGGATCGCGACGCTGGTGGAGCGTGACCTGAAGAAGGGCACTCGGTACTGGGGTGCGGAGGGGAAACTGTGGTCGGAGGAAAACCCGGACGCCTATGCCGGGGTGCACAACCACGACGGCATGATGGTCATCTTCGACGAGGCGAGCGGGATACCGGACGGGATATGGTCAGTGGCGTCGGGGTTCTTTACCGAGCCTATCGTGCATCGCTACTGGTTTGCGTTCAGTAACCCGCGTCGAGGGTCGGGGTACTTCTATGAGTGCTTCCACGCCAAGCGGGACTTCTGGACGACGCGGCAGATCGACGCACGGTCGGTGGAGGGCACGGACAAGGCCATCTATGACCAGATCATCGCAGAGCATGGCGAGGACTCGTTCCAGGCCCGTGTCGAGGTCTATGGTGAGTTCCCCACGACGGGTGATGACCAGTTCATCGGGCCGCACATCGTCAACGAGGCGATGAAACGGCCCCGGTACAAGGACCCGACAGCGCCGGTGGTGCTGGGCATCGACCCTGCGCGTCATGGTGCGGACTCGACAGTGATCGTGGTGCGTCAGGGGCGGGATCTGACCGAGATTCGACGCTATCGGGGCGACGACACGATGACCGTGGTGGGTCATGTGATCGAGGCCATCGAGGAGTTCAAGCCTGCGCTGGTGGTGATGGACGAGGGTGGGCTGGGCTACGGCATACTTGACCGGCTGAACGAACAGAGGTATAAGGTTCGCGGGGTGAACTTTGGCCAGAAGGCCAAAAACAGCATCATGTGGGGCAACAAGCGCGCCGAGATCTGGGGCGCGATGCGTGAGTGGCTGAAATCGGCATCAATCCCCGACGACAGACAGCTCAAAACCGACCTGATTGGCCCCAAAACCAAGCCCAACTCGTCCGGTACGATGTTTCTGGAGACGAAAAAGGACATGAAAGCGCGTGGATTGCCCTCTCCCGACGCCGCAGACGCGCTTGCAGTGACTTTCGCATTCCCCGTGGCGCATCGGCAGGCCTCGACGAAGCCCGAGCGCCGTGTAGCCTATTCCGCAGTGAACTCTTCCTGGATGAGCGCATGACTTCCAACACAAAATCCATCGGTGTCGCCTTTGAAGACCAGAATATCATCGGCGCAGACCGTGTATACGTTGATCAAGAACTCGGATATACCGCCGCAGCGCAGGGTGCGGTCACTCAGGCGACTGACAAGTCCACCACAGTGACGTTGAACCGGCCTGCGGGTCGGATCACGATGAACGCGGCGTCGCTGGGTGCCACGACCAACGTGTCGTTCACGCTGAACAACTCGTACATCAGTTCCAACGACATTCTGATCCTCACCATCAGCGGTAACGCGACCGTGGGTGCGTACAACATATGGGTCAATTCGATGTCCGCCGGTTCGGCCAGCATCACGCTGCGCAACACCACAGCCGGTGCGCTGGGCGAGGCTGTGATCGTCAACTACGCGCTGATCCACTGCATCTAAGCACCATGCCGCTTAAAAAGTCACCCACGCAGACGGCTTTCCGGGCTAACGTGAAGGCCGAGGTGGCGGCTGGCAAGCCGCAGAAGCAGGCCGTCGCCATCGCGCATGCCACTCAACGCAAGGCGCAAGCGAAGAAGAAATGAGCGACAAGCTGGCGCAAATGCGGCAGCGCCTGCGGATGGCGGTGTCAGCCTACTCCGACAACCGCGACAATCAGGTAGACGACCTCAAGTTCCTTGCGGGGTCGCCTGACAATCAGTGGCAGTGGCCTGCGGACGTACTGTCCACTCGAGGCTCGATCCAGGGGCAGACGATCAACGCCCGCCCGTGTCTGACCATCAACAAGTTGCCGCAGCACGTGCGGCAGGTCACCAACGACCAGCGGCAGAATCGTCCCAGTGGCAAGGTGATCCCGGTCGATGACAAGGCCGATCCCGAGATCGCGGAGATATACGACGGTGTGGTGCGGCACATCGAGTATATGTCGGACGCCGACGTGGCCTACGACACCGCCTGCGAGAACCAGGTCACTTACGGCGAAGGCTACTGGCGTCTGCTGACCGAGTACTGCGACGATACGTCCTTTGACCAGGACATCCGCATCGTGCGTATCCGCAACTCGTTCTCGGTCTACATGGACCCGATGATTCAGGACCCCTGTGGCGCGGATGCCAAGTGGTGCTTCATCACGGAGGACATGGACAAGGCCGAGTATGAGGCCCAGTATCCCGATGCCACGCCCGTGACCACGCTCATCGAGCATGGCACGGGTGACCAATCGCTGGCATCCTGGTACACGGACAAGATCGTCCGCATCGCCGAATACTTCTACTACGAGAACGAGACGTTCAAGTTGAACCTGTACCCCGGCAACGTCTCTGTTCCTGACGGGTCGCCCGAGGACAAGCAGATGCGGGCCATGTTCGGCAAGCCGATCCGCAGTCGTACCGCCACGAAGCGTGCGGTCAAGTGGTGCAAGACCAACGGCTACGAGATGCTGGAGGAGCGGGATTGGGCGGGTAAGTGGATCCCCGTTATCCGGCTGGTGGGCAACGAGTTTGAGGTGGACGGCAAGTTGTACATCTCGGGTCTGGTGCGTAACGCCAAGGATGCCCAGAGAATGTACAACTACTGGGTGAGTCAGGAAGCCGAGATGCTGGCCCTGGCACCCAAGGCACCGTTCGTCGGTTACGGTGGGCAGTTCGAGGGCTACGAGCAGCAGTGGAAGACGGCCAACGTCACCAACTGGCCCTACCTTGAGATCAATCCCGACGTCACCGATGGCGCAGGGGCTGTGCTGCCCCTGCCGCAGCGCGCACAGCCTCCGATGGCCTCCAGTGGCCTGCTGCAAGCGAAACTGGGCGCAGCCGACGACATCAAAGCCACCACGGGCCAGTACGACAGCAGCATCGGTGCCACGAGCAACGAGCGCAGCGGCAAGGCCATCCTCGCACGGGAGCGGCAGGGCGACACGGGCACCTACCACTTTGTGGACAACAACGCCCGTGCCGTGCGCTACAGCACCCGGCAGATCATCGACCTGATCCCCAAGATCTACGACACCCAGCGCATCGCTCGGATCATTGGTCTGGACGGCGAGACGCGCATGGTCAAGATCGACCCGTCGCAGCAAGAGCCGGTGCGCAAGATTCAGGACGAGACGGGTGTCGTGATCGAGAAGATCTACAACCCTAGCGTCGGCAAGTACGATGTGGCGGTCACCACTGGTCCCAGCTACATGACCAAGCGCCAGGAGTCGATGGAGGCGATGGCGCAGATCCTTCAGGGTAACCCGCAGTTGTGGGCTGTGGCGGGTGATCTGTTCGTCAAGAACATGGATTGGCCGGGATCGAAGGAACTGGCGGAGCGGCTGCGCAAGACCCTTGATCCCAAACTGCTTGAGGATCAGGACGACCCGGCGCTACAGGCTGCGAATCAGCAGATTCAGGCGATGGGACAGGAACTCGACCAGTTGCACCAGATGCTCCAGAACGTGTCGAAGTCGATGGAGGCGCAGGAATTGCGCATCAAGGAGTATGATGCCGAAACCAAGCGCATCAGCGCAGTGCAGGCGGGCATGACGCCCGAGCAGATTCAAGAGATCGTCATGGGTACGCTTCATGCGGCCATTGACTCCGGTGATGTGATGGGTGCTGCACCGCAGCGTGAAGCCCTGATGACTGAGGACTGATATGCCAACTCTGGCCCCCGGCTCTACCGTATCGTTTCCCTTGCAGGTCGATCAGATTCTGACTCTGACCAACAACTTCAGCACGGGCACTGTCACGCTGTCTGCTCAGAAGAGCGGTGACGTGGTGTACAGCTACACCAACGAGCAGATGCAGGATTCTCCGGTATTTTCACCGGGGTCGCAGGGGATCGTGACGATCAACAACGCGACGGGTTTCTTGACCTACAACGTCACTACCAGCGCGTTTCCTCTGTTCGAGAACACACCTCGAGTGCTGTTTCAAAGTGCGATCCCGTTTCTTATAGCCGGAGGAACGGCTACCAACCAGTTTACAATTAACGCTACAGGTTTAGTTACCGCATTACCTACGTTGCCCTTCAGCACGGGTAATGTGTGGATATACATGCCGGCAATCACAGGATTGGGTACTGCTGGTTGGTATTACGCGGCGGTTCAAAGCACAACCTCGGTGCAGTTGTACACGGCACGTTATACAAGTGGTGATCCGAAGCTTTTTGTACCAACCACGTTAGTGCAACCAAGTGGTGTTACAGCCGGTAACTATTCACAATCTGCGGTTGGTACTGCAACGGCCACTTATCAGATTACGGTGCCCGGTGGAAGCATGGGACCAAATGGATCTTTGCGGACAACGCACATGGGGTTGTATCGTTCCGTTACGTCGCAAAGTGTTCTTGCCACAACTTTTGGTGGTTCCGGTAATTTATACATGCAACAGGGTCAAGCGGCGAATGATCCAAACAATGGTCAGATTGCCTTCATTTGCAGCATCATGAATATCAATAGCGTGTCTCGACAGTATGCTCCTGCTTTCCAGGGCGATACTGTCAACAACACTAACAACTCAGCAGCATTCTTTTCGGTAAACACCGCAAACGATGTAACGATGACTGCAACCATACAACTTGGCAATGCTGGATCGTATTCCATTCTGCAAGGCGCACGAATCGAAGCATTCTACGGATCTTGATGATGCCCATCCTTTCATTTGCTCCCACCCTAGACGGTCAAACCGCAGCGTTTGCGACACCTGACCCCAAAAACGTCACGTTCATTGGCAACGGCTTCGAGGTTCGCACCGGCTCCGACTACATTCCGCCCCGCCCCGACACCCCTGACGAGGCGGATGCCAAAGTGGCCCGATCCAACGGCAAGCTTGCCGCACTTGCCAAACTGACTCCGGCGCAGGCGCAAGCGTGGGTCAACGCTAACGTGAACACGTTGGCAGATGCCAAGGATGTCATTGCAACTCTTGCAGTCGCTGTGAGCGTACTGGCGCGGAGATTATGAAACCTGCCGACTTCGTAGGTGTGCTGTTCCTGGCTCGAGATGTTGCCCACTCGGTGCATCTGAACACGCGCAGTTATGCCAAGCACGTGGCTCTGAACACCTTCTACGATGAGATTGTCGGGCTAGCGGACTCGTTTGCCGAGGCGTATCAGGGACGACACGGTCTGATTGGGCCAATCACGCTACAATCGGCGAAGAAGACGACAAATGTCACTGAGTTCTTGCAGTCGCAGTTGGATGAAATCGAATCCGCAAGGTATGATGTTTGCGACAAGGCTGACACGGCTATCCAGAACATCATTGACGAGATTGTGGGACTGTACCTGTCCACCTTATACAAGTTGAGGTTTCTCGCATGATCAAGGACGTAACGTCGGTTCTCGGTTATCAGCAGATCACCGTGTTGACGGCATCTACTGCGCTCAGTGTCCCCGTTCGCGATATCAACGGCCTGTCGTCCACGCCTACTGTGGCGATCATCGTCCCCGAGGGTCAGGGTGTGCGGTGGCGCGATGACGGCACGGCACCGACCGCAGCCATTGGAATGCCGCTGGCCGCAGGGGCGACTCTGGTGTACGACGGTGACCTGACCCGTATCCGGTTCATCCAGCAGGCCGCTACCGCAACGCTAAACGTGAGTTACTACAAATGAACCAATTCCCCGGAGTACCGGCGGTCAGTGGTGGATCAGTTGCCATTGCGGGTAACGTGGCAGAGGATGCGGCGACCAGCGCAAACCCGGTGATCGTTGGCGGTGTGGTCCGCACCGCTACCAGCCCCACGACGCTTATTGCCGGTGACGCTGCGCGGGCGACAATGTCGTCAGCAGGTTCCGTGGTCAACCTGCCCTACGCGGTCCCGGAAGCCACGTGGTCTTATGCGGCTGCAACAAACGGCATTTTGAACACGACAACGGCGGTGACCATCAAAGCCGCTGCCGCCGCTGGCCTGCGCAACTACATTACCAACATTCAGATCATGTCCGAGACTCTTGGCACCGCAACCGAACTGGCTGTGCGTGACGGTGCTGCGGGCACGGTGATCTGGCGCACCAAAATCAGTACTGCGGGTATTCCCAACACCGTTGGTATCACATTCGATGTGCCGCTGCGGGGCACCGCCGCCACCCTTCTGGAGGTGGTGACGCTGACCTTGAGCGGCACGGGCGCTGTGTATTTCAACGCCCAAGGTTTCGTAGCACCGTAACGGATACGGCATATCCGGGATTCTCAGGAATCGACAATGGAAGATGAAGTCATAGCGGACGCAATTCCCGCGCCGGAACCGGAGGCGACGGTCGCCCCGGAATCCGAGGTAACACCTGAACCGGCCAAAACATTCTCGCAAGAGGAAGTAGACGCACTCATCGGCAAACGACTCGCCCGTGAGAGAAGCAAATGGGAACGCCAGCAATCTTCGCAGGCCTCGCAGCCCGCTACATCGCTGCCGCCAGCAGACAATTTCTCCACGACCGAGGAGTACGCCCAAGCCCTGGCCGAGGAGATGGTCCGCAGGAAACAGGATGCGGCACGGTTGGACGAGTATCGCGAACGTGAAGACAGCATTCGGGACAAGTACGAAGACTTTGACCAGGTCGCCTACAACCCCCGATTGCCCATTACGGATGCGATGGCGCAGACCATTCAGGCTTCCGAAATTGGGCCAGAGATTGCTTACTTCCTGGGGTCCAACCCCAAAGAAGCAGATCGAATCTCGCGTCTCACGCCTTTTGTGCAAGCGAAAGAGATCGGTAAGATCGAGGCCAAACTGGCCGCAAATCCTCCGATCAAGACGACAACCAAGGCGCCTGAACCGATTGCGCCTGTCGGTGCGCGTAGTTCCAACGCACCCGCTTACGACACCACTGACCCGCGCTCAATCAAGACCATGAGTACGGCTGAGTGGATTGCGGCGGATCGACAACGGCAGATCAAAAAGGCACAGAGCAAGCAGTTTTAGTGAGGAATTGACATGGCTAATAGCCTGCTTACCATTGACATGATCACCCGTAAGGCTCTCGACATCCTCGAGAACCAACTGGTGATCACCCGAAATTGCAACAGACAGTACGACGACTCGTTCGCGGTCGAGGGAGCCAAGATCGGCTCCACGCTGCGTATCCGCCTGCCCGACCGGGCGCTGGTGACCGACGGTGCCGCCCTGCAAGTGCAGGACGACAACGAACAGTTCACCTCGCTGTCCGTTTCCAGCCAGAAGCATGTGGGTGTGAACTTCACCACTGCTGAACTCACGATGCAGTTGGACGACTTTGCCGACCGTGTTCTCAAGCCTCGTATCTCGCAGCTCGCGGCGGCTATCGACTCGGACGTGGCAAACTCCTTCCGCAGCATGTTTCAGTCCGTGGGTACCCCTGGCACGACTCCGGCCTCTTCTCTGGTGCTGCTGCAAGCCCAACAGAAGTTGAACGAGTCCGCTGCTGTCATGAGTCCCCGTTACGCGGTGGTCAACCCTGCTGCCAACGCCGGTCTGGTCGAAGGCATGAAGGGTTTCTTCAACCCCACCAACACCATCAGCCGTCAGTTCAAGAACGGCATGATGGGTGAAGGTGTCCTCGGGTTTGAAGAAATCGCCATGTCGCAGTCGGTCAAACTCCTGACTACGGGTACCAGGACCAACGGCACGACCTCCGCTGCGGTTACGACTCAGGGTGCCAACCAGATCGCTCTCACGGGTCTGGGTGCCAACGCCACGATTCGTGCCGGTGAGGTGTTCACTGTCGCCAGCGTGTTCTCGGTCAACCCGCAGACTCGTGAATCGACGGGTTCACTCCAGCAGTTTGTTGTGACCAGCGACACCACGGCTACCGCTGGCGGTGCGGCCACGGTGACGGTTAGCCCTGCGATCTTCACGGCAACCAACGCACTGGCTACCGTGGATTCGTTCCCGGCCAGTAGTGCTGCGGTAACGTGGCTTGGTGCTGCCTCCACCGCCTATCCGCAGAACCTGGTGTTCCACAAGGACGCGATCACGTTTGCCACCGCCGACCTGCTCCTGCCGCAGGGCGTAGACATGGCTTCGCGTCAGGTCTACAACGGCATCTCGCTGCGGATCGTGCGGCAGTACGACATCAACAACGACAGGATGCCGTGTCGTGTCGATGTACTGTACGGCTACAGCGTCATCCGTCCCCCGATGGCTTGCCGGATTTGGGGCTAACTTTTACAAGGAACTGAATCATGGCTTTTCCTGTAGCCGGATCTGGTTATCAGGTTGGTGACGGTAGTGATAGCAATCCCAACTTCTATATCCAAAGTACTCCTGTTTCTTTTACGACTGACCCAGCGCCCACTGCAGCGCAACTGGCGGGTACTGCACTGTTCATCGGCAACCCTGGCGGTGCCATCAACTTCACGCTGCCCACTGTGTTGGCGCTGGAGACGGCCTATCAGGCAATGGGTGAAAAGCCCAACGTGGCCTTTGAGTTCGTCATCATCAACACTAACGCCACCAACGCCATTACTGTGGTCACCAATACTGGTTGGACGGTAACCGGTGGTGGTTCCGTAACCGTGGCGCTGTCCACCAGTGCGCGCTTCCAAGCCCGTAAGACCGGCGCGGGAGCGTGGCAACTGTATCGTATCGCCTAAGGAGAGGAGGGGGCTTCGGCCCCCTCCATTCTATGGTCATATACCTGAGACACCCGCAGCACGGCACCAAGGTCGCTATCTCTGAAGAAGAGGCAGAACAGGATCGCAAGGTGGGGTGGGAAGACTTCGACCCTACGGTTGTGAAGAACGCTCTGCGCAAGGGACGTAATGACAACCGCGATAGAACTGATTGAAGGCTCTCTTCGCCTCTTAGGCCAGTTGGCCGAGGGCGAAGTCGCGTCCGCAGAGACTGCGCAGGACGGGCTGTTCGCCATGAACGAGATGATCGAGTCATGGACGACCGAGCGCCTGATGATCTTTTCTACGCAGGACCAGACGTTCACGTGGCCTGCCAACACAATCAGTCGAACACTCGGACCATCGGGCAACTTCATCGGTCTGCGCCCGGTGCAGGTGGACGACTCCACTTACTTCAAAGATCCCGCCTCGGGCTTAAGCTTCGGGATCAAGATCATCAATCAGCAGCAGTACGACGGTATCGCGCTCAAGACAGTCACGAGCAGCTATCCGCAGGTGCTGTGGCTGAACATGACCTACCCTGACATCGAGATGTACGTCTACCCGGTGCCCACAAGGGCACTGGAGTGGCACTTCATCTCGGTGGAGGAACTTACGCAGCCTGCGACGCTGACGACCACGATAGCCTTCCCGCCGGGTTATCTGCGGGCGTTCCGGTACAACCTGGCCTGCGAGATGGCACCTGAGTTTGGCGTCGAACCCACGCCCACGGTGTCGCGCATCGCCATGGCATCCAAGCGCAACCTGAAGCGCATCAATGCCTCCGATGGTGTGATGTCCATGCCGTTCGCAATCCTGGCGACTCGGCCTCGCTACAACATTTATAGCGGAAACTTCTAAGTGAAGACGCCGATCCTTGGCGCATCCTATCTGGCCCGCAGCACCAATGCGGCGGCGGATCGGATGGTAAACCTGTACCCGGAGATCGTGCCGCAGGGTGGCAAAGAGCCAGCGTACCTGACTCGAGCGCCGGGGTTGCGTCGAGTGGCGATAGTTGGTGTTGGGCCTGTGCGGGGATTGTGGGCGTTCGGCGACTTTGCATACGTGGTGTCCGGCTCATCCCTGTACCGCATGGCTTCGGATTATTCCACTACGCTCATCGGCACCGTGTCCGGGTCTGGTCCGGTGAGCATGGTGGACAATGGCACCCAGTTGTTCATCGCGGCAAACTTCGGCGGGTACATCTACAACGCCAGTACGGGCGTGTTCGCACCCATCAGCGATCCGGATTTCCCCGGTGCGATTGTTGTTGGATATCTGGATGGGTACTTCGTGTTCATCCAACCCAACAGTCAGCGGCTGTGGGTGACATCGCTGCTCGACGGCACCTCGGTGGATCCACTGGACTTCGCCAGCGTCGAAGGGTCACCGGATGATCTGGTCAGCATGATCGTTGACCATCGCGAAGTCTGGCTCTTTGGTGAAAACTCGGTAGAAGTCTGGTATAACTCGGGAAATGCCGATTTTCCGCTGGAACGCATCCAGGGCGCATTCAACGAGATCGGCTGTGCGGCCACCTATTCTGTTGCCCGACTTGATAACGGCATCTTCTGGCTAGGCTCCGACACTCGCGGGCGCGGGATCGTCTATCGCTCCAATGGTTACACTGGTCAGCGCATCAGCACTCATGCGATGGAATGGCAGATCCAGCAGTACCCGACACTGTCGGATGCGATTGCCTACACCTATCAGCAGGACGGTCATGCGTTCTACGTACTGTCGTTCCCGTCTGCCGAGGCGACATGGGTTTACGATGTCTCTACCCAGCAGTGGCATGAGCGGGGGCGCTGGATGTCCCCCGGCTTCGGTCGCCACCGCAGCAATTGCCAGATGGTGTTCAACAACGAGGTGATCGTCGGCGACTACCAACTCGGACGCCTGTACGCTTACGACATGAACGTCTATGCCGACGACGCCTTCCAGCAAGTGTGTCTTCGGGCATGGCGCGCACTTCCGCCGGGGCAAAACACGCTTGTTCGCACCATTCATGACTCGCTGCAACTGGACTGTGAGGTCGGGGTTGGATTGGCTACGGGTCAGGGGTCCAATCCGCAAGTTATGCTGCGTTGGTCAGACGATGGTGGGCACACGTGGTCCAGTGAGCATTGGCGTTCGCTGGGTGCCATGGGCACAACGCAGACTCGGGTGTTTTGGCGTCGGTTGGGCATGACCATGAAGTCTCGGGATCGTGTCTATGAGATATCCTGTTCTGACCCCGTGAAACTGGCAATCATGGGCGCGGAACTGCATCTGCGACCGACTGATGTCTAACACCACGATCACACCACCGCGTGTGCCCCTGGTCGATCTGACCACCGGCACCATTACCCGCGAGTGGTATCGGTTCTTCTTCAACCTGTTCCAACTGACAGGCGGCGGCACCAACAACGTGACGCTGGACGATCTGCAACTTGGCCCCCCGTCGCAGATCGCCAGTGATTCGGAGATCGCCAAGGAATTCGACGATGTATCCAGCACACCATCGTCATTCCTCAATGAACTCCAGCAGCAGATCGATGTGCTGCGTCAGGAGATAGAGGTTCTACCTCAGTTTGAGCCAGACTCGGTCGTCTCATTCTTCGGCCCCGCCGTACTGAGCAAACTGGTCGCGGAAGGTCTCACCGTGGGGCGTGGTGCGGGTGGTGTAAGTACAAACACGGCAGTGGGCGCAATTGCACTGCCCGTCAACACCACGGGTGACGAGAACACGGCCCTGGGTTACGGCGCACTTAACCTCAACACCACGGGTGCGCGAAACACAGCAGTTGGATCTGTGGCGCTTGCCAACAACACCACGGGCAACGAGAACACTGCCGTGGGACGGTATGCGCTGGTGAACAACGGCACGGGTTATCAGAATGTTGCTGTTGGGCAAAATTGCCTTGTTGCCAACACGCAAGGTAACGGCAATGTCGCCAACGGATATCGAACACTTGTCAGCAACACCACAGGCGCAAATAACACGGCAATAGGCACCGAATCACTGTCCACTAGCGTCACGGGTACGCGAAGCACGGCAGTAGGTTACCAAGCACTTTACAACGCGACCGGTAATTACAACACGGCGATTGGTTCAGATGCGCTCCGAAATGTGACCACGGGAGCGGGCAATTTTGGTGCTGCACCTGTAACAGCTGCGGGTGTGTACGATCCCGTGTTCAACGTCACAACTCAGGATAATCGAGTGGTGATGGGCCATGCTGCTGTGACGGACGCCTATGTGCAGGTCGCATGGACTGTCACTTCCGATGCCCGCGACAAGATCAACTTCGCACGTGTTCCCCACGGTCTGGAGTTCGTCAACAAACTGAGGCCAGTTGCGTTTCAGTTTCGCAAGTCCCGCGATTCGGACGAGACAAACGGTCGAGTGCGATATGGCTTCAAGGCGCAGGACATTTTGAAACTGGAAGGCGATTCGCCGGTCATCATCAATGCCGAAGATTCGGAGAATCTTAAGTACAATGGCGAGAGTCTTGTTCCTGTCTTGGTCAACGCGATCCAGGAACAGCAGGTTCTTATTGAGGAACTCTGGGCCAGTGTGGGGAAACTCTATGAAAGGATCAAATAGCGCATGGCTACCCTGACCCCGAATCCCAAGATTCAGTTCTTCGACATCAACGGCAATCCGTTGGTGGGCGGGAAACTCTACTCCTATCTCGCCGGGACCACCACGCTTACGCCGACATACACCGATGCTGGACAGGGTACGCAAAACGCCAACCCGGTCATTCTGGACTCTCGAGGTGAGGCTAGTGTCTGGTTAGGTACAGGCGTGTCGTACAAGTTGAAACTGACCACGGCCACCGATGTGGATATCTGGACCGTGGACAACATCATCAACAACGTCCCATCGTTTGGATCAGGCACAGCCGCCGCGCCTGCGGTTGTGTCATCTGCGCAGACCAACACAGGCATCTATTTTCCCGGCTCAAGTCTGGCCGTCTCTCTCGTTGGCTCGGAACTTTACAGGTTTACCACAACAGGTCTTGGGCTTGGTGCGACCATTACGTCACCGGCTGGGATACTTCACGCACGAGCTGCCGCCAACGCTCACATAATCTTTCGCGACGGCAACTCGTTTGGCGCAGGCTCCGGTGCCATGGTGGACACACAGGATGCGTCGCAGACCAGTGCCCAGCCCTTGTACCTTCGCGCATCGCAGTTCAGTCTCGGCACCGGCACGGGTGTGTCGTACACAGACCGATTCAACTGCTCTTCTGCCGGGAACGTCGGCATCAACGTGGCAATACCGGCGTCGGAGAAACTTCACGTTAACGGCAACATCCGAGTCGATGGCGGCAACTCGGTGGCGCTGTGGAACAGCAACAACAGCAACACCTACAGTTTGACGAACTCGGGCGCTGCTGGATCGGGCAACGCGCAACTGGATGTTGTGCAGTCGGGAGCAAGTTCTCGACTGCGCCTAACCAACACGGGACAGTTGGACATCCGCGCCGGATCGGGTTTCTTGCTGATGAACGGCGCGGTGACTCGGTTTGCGTCCACGATTCAGGCATTGCCGGCCACTAGTGGCAGTGTCAGTGTGGCGCACGGTGGCCCTCGCATCCCCGACATGGTTCGCGCAGGCATACGGCGCAACGCCACAGCTGCGCCGGGTGGAACGGTCGATGCATCCTACTCCACGGGCGACGAGGTCAGTTTCACTACCAGCACCGTAACCGGTTCTGCCGTGGCTACATGGGCCAACGCCACTACGGTCGGGTATAGCCAATACAGCGCGACTCCAAACTTGCCGTTCAAAAACGGTACGGGTGGCAACAACAACATCGGCACCACGTACTGGGATCTATACCTTTACTGCATCTGGCTCTGACAACATGGAAGACGATCTCAAGCGTATTGAAGTCAAGGTTGACCGGCTCACCGAGGCCATCCAGAAACTCATCGTCTTCGAGGAGCGACAGAACACTCAAGGCGAACGGATCGGAAATTGCGAAACCAATGTCGCCGTCCACGAGAAAGCGCTACACGCGCTGGAGCGCAAGGTGGATATGTGGATCAATCGAGGCATGGGCGCATGGGCGCTGGCTACCATAATGTTCTTCATCTTCGTCAAGGTGCTTAAATGAGCGTTTCGGTCAGAGTCCTGATCCCAGCGAAGGTTGCGGAGAACACGCAGACCACGCAATACACCGCGACAAGCGTGATCGCGATCATCGACAAGTTCACAGCCACCAACACCAGTGGTGGTACTGTCACATTGTCGGTCAACCTGGTGACGGGTGCAGACTCTGCGGGTAACCAGAACTTGATTGTGAAGACGAAATCGCTTCAGGCAGGTGAGACGTACACCTTCCCGGAGATCGTGGGTCATGCGCTGGCATCGTCGGGGTTCATCAGCACCGTCGCCAGTGCATCCTCTGCCATCACCATTCGATGCAGCGGTCGGGAGATCACATGAACGCCGTGGTTCAACTCCAGAAGGAGATTCTGGAATGCCCGCAGTTGGAACTGCCGACTGAACACATCTTCCACGGTGGCATGTACTGCCGTCAGGTGTGGCGACCCGCAGGTGCGGTTATTGTCGGCAAAGTCCACAAAAAAGAACATTTTTACATGGTGGTCTACGGCACGGTGGCCGTTACCACAGACGACGGGGTGCAGACGTTGACAGGGCCGTTCTTGCTATGCAGCAAACCGGGCACAAAGCGCGCCGTGCTGGCGTTGACAGACGCGTTGTGCATGACCATCCATCGTGCGGATTCCGACACGGTGGAAGCGGTGGAAGATGAACTGGTGCTACCGGAACCCGATTGTCCATTCATTGCGGGTAACAAACTGAAGGTGATCGCATGACATTCGCTACTGCTGCCGCTATTACCGGAGGCAGTGCTGTGCTGGGCGGCATCCTTGGCTACAAAGGTGCCAAGAAAGCCGCCGATGCTCAACTGCAAGCCGGTCGAGAATCTATCGCGTCGCAAGAACGAATGTTCAACAAGAGCGTTGAACTTCAGGAACCGTTTCGACAGGGCGGCGTCACTGGCCTCAATCGCCTCTTGTTCCTGCTTGGAGAACAAGCACCCGGTGGCTCGATGCCCACGGGTTACTCGCAGGCAGACTTTGGATCAGCAGCGCGGCCATTCAGCGCAGCAGAGTTCGAGGCTGACCCCGGTTACGCGTTCCGAATGAGCGAAGGGCTGAAGGCGCTGGACCGTAGTGCAGCGGCTCGAGGGGGCTTGCTCTCGGGAGCCACGCTGCGAGGCGCTACGCGCTACGGGCAGGACTTGGCCTCTCAGGAATACCAGAATGCCTTCAATCGTTACCAGATCGAACGCCAGGCTAGGCTCAATCCGCTTCAGTCGCTTGCCGGGATGGGGCAGACCACCGCAGGCACGATGGGGTCGAACGCGCTGGCCTATGGTCAACAGGCCGGTGAGAGTGCCGCGCAGATGGGTAATGTCCGCGCATCTCAGTACATGGGGCAGGCCAATGCCCTGTCGAATGCACTATCGGGCATCGGTAATGCGTACATGCAGGGTCAGATATTGAATAAAGCGTTTCCTCCGACACCGGGTTCTCCCAATTATTCTGGTCCACTGGTGTAACTTATGCCACTTGATCCCAACATCATCGGCAGTTTTCGTCCCCCGGAGGTCATGTCTCCGGTCAATGCGATGGCGCAGATGTATCAGTTGCGCGCACTGCAAGGGGAGTCCGAGAAGAACCAACTCGCGATGGAGAAGACTCGGCGCGAGATGGCGCAAGAAGAGACAACGCGCAACCTCCTCGCGGGTGCGGGGGGTGACACGAGTAAGGCCATCAATGCGTTGGCGGAACGTGGATATCACACACAGGCTGCTGATCTTTCCAAAAAGTTCGCAGAAGCTAATAAAGCCGAAGCGGAATTAACACAACAGGCTCTTGCAGAACGACGCGAGGCTTTGCGAAACGTCACAACCCCGGAAGGGTATGCTGCATGGCACATGGGAAATCATCAGGACAACAGACTAAAAGGATTCTATGCTCGTTATGGCATCACCCCCGAGCAGGGAAATCAGGAGTTGGCTAACGCCGTTCAGAATGGCACTTTCGCACAGTTGCGCGCCAAATCAATGTCGGGCTTAGACTCGTTGATAGACCAAACGAAAATGGAGGCGATCTACGAGGATGCTCGACCCAAGACGCAAGCGTTGCCTCCTGTAACAGGTCAACCGGTCGTAGCGGCTCCCGGTGAACTTGTTGCACCCAATGTGAACACTACCGACACCGAGGTCGCAAAGTACGACAGACTCATAACGGCTGCCAGTAGGCAAGGTAACTGGAAAGCCGTGGAGCAATTCACCAAGGAAAGAAACGCGATCATTGATGCAATGGGTGAAGCACGTCCCATGACGCCGGAGGAAAGAGTACGGTACAACGTCAAACCTGATCAAATTGCTTACGTTGACAGAAAAGGAGAACCGCACTTCCCCGGCAGTGGCGCGACCAATGTTAGGGTTGGCCTTGAGCCCCAGGAAAAAGCCGAGCGGAGCAAACGTGGAGAATTGTTGGCTAGGCAGTACGAGAAAATATACGATACCGCAGAGCGATCTCGGCGGCAATTAGGCAGTATAGACGTGCAGCAAAGAATTCTTGACGATGGGTTCAAGACAGGATGGGGAACGGGTGCCAAAAAAGCCGCTGCCAGCGTGCTGAGTGCGCTAGGAGTACCCGAAGCTGAAAAGTACGCCACGAGTGCGCAAACATTCTTGGCAGCGTCGAGAGAAATGGTCAATGACCGGATGCAGGAGCAAAAAGGCACACAGACCGAAAATGACCGGAAAGTCATTGAGGAAATTTATCCACAACTCGGCAATACCGTAGAGGCGAACAGGTTCATTCTGGCGGTAGCCCGAGCGCAAGCGAATCGAGACATTGAGGAGCGCAAGTTCTACGACAAATGGTGGAGGGATAAAAAAACATACGATAGGGCATCAGATGCGTGGCTTGAGGGCGAAGGGTCCAAGTCGCTATTCGACCGGCCCGAGTTAAAGATGTACAAAAAGCCCGCGCCTGCTGGTGCGCCTGCTGCTCCCGCCGCCGGTGGTGGCAAGCCGAGCGATGATCCCAATCGACCACTGAACCCGCAAGAGATGAAAGAATTTGAAGAGCGGCAAAAGTATAAGCAACAAACCAAAGGACGACGTTAATGCCCACTCTCGCGGATCTGGAAAAACTGCGTCGAGAGACACAGGGTGCAATTCTCTCGGACTCGGAGACACCGCGTCGGGAAGCACAGGGTCCGACTCTGGCGGATCTGCAAAGACTGCGGCAAGAGCAATCCGAGATCCCTGGCCCCCGATCACAACAGCAAGCGTCTACGGCTGACATTGTTACTAGCGCACCCTATCGCGCAGTAGCAGGATCGGCCGATATGCTTTTGAACGCACCGCAGAACGTCATGAATCTTGCCAAGATGGGCTATGGCGCACTGGCGACTGCGGTTGGACGCCCTGATCTGGCACCCGAGGTGACCGCGCCTCGACAATTGACTGCCGAAGCATTGACGCGCATGGGGCTTATCAAAGAGCCACAGGGCGAGATGACACCGGGTCAACGGGTGCTGGACGTGGGCCTGCAAGGAGCCACGGGTGCCCTTATGGGTAGCCCTTCGTCGATTGCTCGTGCAGCGCCCACACTGGCAGGACAGGCTCGAGCCGCGACCGGTATGGCAACAACCGGCGCTCTGGCCGGAGCGGGTGGGCAAATGGTGACTGAGGCGACCGGTCAACCGGCGCTTGGCGTTGCCACGTCAATGGCAGCACCGGGCGTCGTGGTTTCTGGTGCGCAGGCACGACAGGCGCGTCTGCAAGCGGAGCAACGACAGAATGCTGTGCGCGATCTCACAGTTCGTCAGGCGCAGCGTGAAGGATTTGTCACAACTCCCGGCAGTGTGACGCCCAACGCGCAGAACGTATTGATCGAACGCCTTGCGGGGAAACAAAGGGTACAAGACCAAGCGACGGAGCGAAATCAAAAAGTAACAGATCGGTTGGCGCGCCGTGCAGTTGGGATCGGTAGCACTGATGACCTCACACGCGAAAACATGCGGCGCATTCGTCAGGAAGAGTTCAACAAGGGATATGAACCGCTGAACCGCATCGGACCAGTGCAGACAGATCAGCAGTTCAGCCAAGCATTAGACGATGTGTTGAGCGCATACACGGGACCAGGGAAATCGTTTCCGGGTGCAATTCCGCAACCAGTGGTTGATCTGGTTAAGAACTATCGCGTGGGTCAGTTCAACTCAGCCGACGCAATTTCCGCAACTCGCACACTGCGCGACGCGGCCAATGCGAATCGGGCGCGTGGTGATCACGCGCTGGGTCTTGCTCAACGTGCAATCAGTGATGCGCTGGAAGATCAGATTGAAAGAACACTGACTCAGTCCGGCAACCCCAATGCACAGGCAATGCTGGATCAATTTCGCGCATCTCGACAACGCATGGCGATCAGTCATGCCGTTGAAGACAGCATCGTGGAAGGTGGAGGATCTGTCGATTCGCGCAAACTCGCAAACGATCTTCAGAGGCAGGGAAGATACTTTAGCGGCGATCTTGACCTGATTGCCCGTTTTGCCAACATTGCTCGACCCGTGATGAGGACACCCGGTACGACAGGCACTCCTGGTTCACAGACACTCGTCAATGGCAGCATCAGTGGGGGGTTGGGTGGTGTGGTCGGGTATACCACAGGCGGACCTGCGGCTGCGGCGTATGGTGGACTTGCCGGTGCGATTGCTCCTCAACTAGTCCAATCCTTGGCTAAAAACTACCTTCTTTCCCAATTTGGGCAGAGTCGAGCCATTCCCACGTACAGTCGTCCGGGTGTCAACGCTCTCGCGGGAACCGATCCAAGACTACTTGGTTCGATGGTCGGTGTTCCGGTCGCCAATCAACTCGGAAGATAGTCGCAATGATTTCCGCAATCTTGTCGTTCCTCGGCGGCTCCGCGTTCCGCATGGTCTGGGGAGAGGTGGCCGCATGGGTCAACAAGCGCCAGGAGCATCGCATGGAAACGGAGCGCCTGCGCCTCCAGGGTGAACTCGACGCCGCTCAGCATGCGCGGAACCTCGAGGCCATCAGGGTGCAGGCCGAGTTGGGTGTCAAGACGATTCAGGTGCAGGCCGAGGCGAAGATGGGCGAGATTGAGAGTGAGGCGTGGCTTGAGGCTGTCCGCGCCACAGGACGCGCCATCGGCGTGAAATGGGTCGATGGGTGGAACGCCGCCATTCGCCCCGGCGTGGCAACGTGGGCGGTTGCCATGCTCTCGGCAGAAGCTGCGGCACTCATCACCCTGAACGACGGGGCAGGGGCGGTCTGCTACGCGGCTCTGGGGCTGTATCTAGCCGACAGGGCACTTGCCAAGCGGGGCAAATGAACAAGAGCCTGGCTATCGCGCTGTCGCTGGCCGCACGGTTCGAGGGGTTCTATGCGTCACCGTACCTGTGCCCTGCGGGAGTGCCGACCATCGGCTACGGGGCCACGCGCTATCCGGACGGGCGACGCGTGGCACTGACCGACTCACCCGTATCAAAGGTGCAGGCCGATGCGCTGCTGCGCTGGGAGATGGAGCAGGTGTGCGTGCCAGCAGTGCATCGATTGTGTCCGGAGGTGGACAACGAGTACCGGCTGGCAGCACTGCTGGACTTCACGTTCAACCTGGGAGCCGGGGCGTTGAAGTCCTCGACCCTGCGGCGCTGTGTCAACGCTGGCGAATGGGATCGCGTCCCCGACCAACTGATGCGATGGGTTCATGGTGGCGGACGGCGGTTGCCGGGTCTGGTACGCCGCCGCGCCGCCGAGGCATCACTGATTTGAGATGGGAGTCATGAGCCCGCGAAGTTGGGGCTGCTTCATTCGTTTGGCGATCTCCCGGTCCAGATACCACCTCGCCTTCCTGAGATCGTCAATCTCCTCACCCTTGAGGTCGCAGCGCCAGATGTACTTGATGGCGTTGCCGAGGTTGAAGCCCATATGCTCGGTGATCTCGATGCACTCGACACCGCTGGGGTGCGAGGTGTAGTGATCAGGGTCGATTTTGCTCATCATGCCTCCTTACAGGTTGTGCCAGAATCCAGCGATCACCAAGGCGCCTGCGCGCCTTGATCCACGCTCGACGGTTGTAGCGATCCAGATTTCGGTCGCCGGTCTTCCACAGTTTTACTGCCTGTCGCATGAGATTCATTCATTCTCTCCTTGATGTGTTGGGGTATCCGAGGCAGCGGGGACCACGCCACGCAATCCCCAGCCCAAGGACCCAGGACTGCCACCCCATACTTCGTTAACAACAACACCTTTTTGGCCCGAGGGGGTGGGTAATCTTCCGGGTCAAGCCATGCTGCCACGGGTGCAGTGACGACGGGGGTTATTTGTAGTCCTTGGTGGCAGAATGATTAAGCACAAAGCACGCAATATGGCGTCCGGTTCCCTTTCCGACAGAGCGGTCCTCTATAGCAAGCCATTGCACATCACCAAGATTACGCACCTTGGCGTTGTCGCCAAGCAGGACATCAAGCAGCATAAGAATCCACTTGTCCACAGGATAAACCAGCACGACGGTTTTGCCCTTGCGCCACTCATTAATTGCTTTTCTTACCCAGGCGGTTGGTCCCTTTTTTTTGCCTTGGTGGACTATTGATCCGAAGGGTGGATTAACGTAGTTGCATTGACCCCAATCGCATGTAAGGCCGTCAAAACCATCAGGCAGCGGGAACGGACACGGGTCGAAGTCAAAAGGCCCAAACTCGTTCGACAACTCAGTCAGTAGTTCCGGCGGAGTAATCCAATAGTGTTTGCCGTCGCTGCCATTGCCGACGTGAAACTTGTTTAGCGATGGAACAAGTTGACTTTGGTGGATGATCTTGTCTCGGGTCATGCTTCCCCCCTAGCGCGGATGGCACGTACAGCGCTATGCAACCCTTGTTGATATTCAGGCCGCGTATATCTGTTGCGCAAATCCATGTCCTCACACACCTGCGCACACGCTTCTCGCTCGGCAGAGGCGACGAGGTTGTGGAAGCGGACAAGATTGTCTAGCGAACAAAGTTCCACCTCATTCCAAGGAGACGGGTAAAACCGCACACCAGCCTTTTGCGCCATGCGCATAATGTCTTCACGATTCATTTGTTTCCCCGCTCTTTTATTTCGGCGCGGATCGAGTGCAAGGCGTCATACGTCCATTCAGCAGCCAGCTCACCCGCCGAAGAATTCCCGATTGGAATCTGATACGCTTCAAGGATTTTCACACACGCTTCTCTCTCGGCAGCGGCGACAAGGGAGGCGAAGTATTCTAAAAAGTCGGTGAATCCCGGCGTTTTCGCTAATCCCACTACTCCCGCCTCCTGCGCCATGCGGATAATGTCTTCACGATTCATGTCAACCCCACTAATTTGAACGCCACCTCCACAGGGACCAACGCGTAAACGTATGCCCGATGCATGGGGCACCAATAGTGGATTCTTGTCATGTGTTCTTCTCCTCCTTTAGCTCGGCCTCGACCTCCCGAAGCGATTCCATCAGCTCCCGGTTCACGGCATGCAACCGGCGCAGTTCAGCGGCGGCTTTTTCAAGGCATTCAATGCTCGGAATTTTATGCTGCAAGATGTCAGCCAGCCGCAGGGCTTCGGGTTGCTTTGGTTCTCGTGCTTCGCGCAACCGCGACATCCACCACGCGTGGTCTTCAAGCGGTGATATTTCTTCAACCATGGTTCTTCCCCTTCAGCGCGGCCTCGATGGTGCGAGAGAGCCAGTTGACAGACCGATCACCCTTAACCATTTGAGACAACTCGTCAATCTCCTCATCAGTCAGCCCCTGCCATTCGCGACGATGTGGCATCGCTTGCCAACGACAACGTCCTGCCCTGCTGTGGCACAGCGTCGGTTCGCAGTCG